CAGTTAATACATCTGTAAACGGTACAAAAGCTATTGCTACCGCTTCTGATGGTGCTAACTTGGTTGGTGCAGAACTATTGGCATCTATGTCACTAGACGCATCCGACTTTACAAACACATCAGGAACTGCAGGTGCCGCCAATAACTCTATTGGTATTGAGCCTCGTGCAGGTGGTGCTACTGCTGCAAAGTCTGGTACTGCAGGTAATGCATTCCCATTGCAGATTCTTGCACGTATGTCTCGTTTGATGGACCAACAGAATGTTGATACACAAGGTCGTTGGATCGTTGTGGACCCAGTATTCATGGAAGTCTTGAAAGATGAAGACTCACGTTTGTTGAATGCTGACTTCGGTGGTTCTGGTTTGCAGAATGGTTTGGCGGTAAGTAACCTTCATGGTTTCCGTGTTTACACTTCAAACAACCTACCGTCACTTGGTACAGGTTCTTCAACAGTTGGTGGAGTTAACTCAACTAACTTTGGTGTCATTGTCGCAGGACATGATTCAGCCGTTGCAACTGCAGAGCAGATCAACAAAACTGAAACATATCGTGACCCTGACTCATTTGCAGATATTGTCCGTGGTATGCACCTATATGGTCGCAAGATTCTTCGTCCTGAAGCAATCGTTACCGCAGCATATAACTTGGCGTAAGGGAGGATTACATTATGGGTAAAGCTACTTCTTTATTGTCAAAAGCATATATGGTTGAGAAGGAAATTGAACTTCCAACAGCATCAGGTAGAGTCGCAGGACCAACTGTAGGAGCAGGTACGCTTGTTATTGCAGCTGGTGTTGAACTGATTGATGCAGTTGACGATGTAACTTCTTACACTGTTGCTGTTGCTGATGACACTACAACCTTTATGGCAGCTACATCTGTAGATGCAGCTACTGCAGGTACATTTGTGTATGGCACTCAGACGCAAGCGGTTGTTGCTGCATCAGATACAATTGATGCTGTTGCTGCTATTTCTGGTTCGCCTGCAGCATCTACTGCACGTGTATGGGCAATTGTTGTTGACGTTAACGAGGCAACTCGTGGCGCAGCAGAAGTTGACCGTGATACACTAGCATAACTAAAGCAAATTAAGGGGCTGCTTTTATAGTGGCCCCTTTATGCTCATTTAAAAAAGGACTCCAATAATGGCTATCACAACAGCAATGTGTACGAGCTTTAAATCAGAACTTTTGGGTGGTACTCATGATTTGGATACCGACTCAATTAAGCTTGCACTAATTAAAGCTTCACCTACAGGTACATATGGTGCAGCAACTACTAACTATTCTGACGTAACAGGTAACTCTGATGAAGCTACTGGTACTGGCTATACAGCTGGTGGACAGGTACTAGACAACGTTACTATTTCAGTAGATGGCACAACAGCTATTGTAGACATTGACGATGAAGTATTTACTTCCTCAACTATTTCTGCAGACGGTTGTATCATTTATAATGCAGGTGCTTCTAATGCAGCAATCGCAGTGATTGACTTTGGTGGTACTAAAACTTCTACAAATGGTGACTACACTATTCAGTTCCCTGCTGCAGATGCATCAAACGCTATCATTCGTATCGCTTAATAGGAGCATAGACTATGGCTCTAGTAATTAAAGACAGAGTAAAACAAACAAGTACCACTACAGGTACGGGTACACTTACCCTCAATGGTACAGTGGATGGCTTTCAGACTTTTGCTGCTGCTTTGTCTGATGGCGATACTACGTATTATGCCTTACTAGAGCCTAGCACTAATGAATGGGAAGTCGGGCTAGGTACATGGACAGAAGGTTCATCACTCCTAGCTCGTACTACCGTATTAGCAAGTTCTAACTCAGGAAGTGCCGTTAACCTTACTGCACAAGCTGAAGTATTTATTTCACAACCTGCAGGTAAAGCCGCATTCTTTAATGCTGGTGGTGATCTTGAGCTTAATCGTGATCCTCAAACGGCACTACAAGCTGCGACAAAAGAGTACGTAGACACGATTGCTGCTGCAGGTTTGCACTACCATGATCCAGTACGTGTTGAGCGTGAAGGTAATCTAAGTGCTAATTATGACAATGGTACTGCAGGTGTAGGTGCTACACTTACTAACAACAGCACACAAGCTGCATTAGTCATTGATGGCGTTACACTAAGCACAAATGACCGTGTACTTATTTATGAACAAACAGATGCTACACAGAACGGTGTATACACTGTAACTAACACAGGTTCAGCGTCTACAAACTGGGTACTAACCCGATCAACAGACACAGATAGCTATGCCCCATCTGACCCTAACTCGTTTGGTAAAGGTGACGCATTCTTCGTACTAGAAGGTAATGCAGGTGCAGGTGAACTATATGTTATGAACACTGAAGGTACTATTACCTTTGGTACAACTAATATTACATTTACACAGGTAGCTTCTACTGCTGTATACAGTGCAGGTAACGGTATTACACTAACAGGTACTGTCTTTGCTGCTGATGCAGGCACAGGTGTTACTGTAGATGGCTCTGGCATTAACATTGGTCAGGCTGTAGAAACATCTTCTGATGTAACCTTTAATAGTGTAGCAGCAGCCCTAACAGGGAACGTGACAGGTAATGTCAGCGGTGATGTAACAGGTAATGCTGATACAGCTACTGCCCTACAGACAGCACGTAACATTGGTGGTGTATCATTTGATGGTACAGCAAGTATTAACCTTCCCGGTGTTAACACTGCAGGTAACCAAGATACAACAGGCAATGCAGCTACTGCAACAGCTTGGGAAACAGGACGCACTATTAGTTTGACAGGTGATGTCACTGGTAGTGTCACAGGTGTAGATGGTACAGGTAACGCATCTATTGCAACTACTATTGCTGCTAACTCTGTAGCACTAAGCACAGATACTACAGGTAACTACGTTCAGTCTGTAGCTTCAGGCAACTACATTACAGGTGGTACTGCAGGTTCCGAAGGTGCTGCTCTTACAATTGGCGTAGATGCTACACCAAACAATACAGCATCTAAAGTTGTAGCACGTGATGCATCAGGTAACTTTAGTGCTGGTACTATTACTGCCGCACTAAGTGGTAATGCTTCTACTGCATCTACACTGGCTACAGCACGTAATATTGCTGTATCAGGTGCAGTAACTGGTAACGCTAACTTTGATGGTTCAGGTAATATCAGCATCAGCACTACTGCTACATCTGATCCTACATTAACACTCTCTGGTGATGCGTCTGGTTCTGCTACTTTTACTAATCTTGGAAATGCTACACTTTCAGTAACTGTAGCAGACGATAGCCACAACCACGTTATCAGTAACGTAGATGGATTGCAGACTGCGTTAGACGGTAAGCTGTCTACATCAGGCAAAGCTGCTGACAGTAACTTGCTGGATGGATTAGACTTACATACAGGAACTAACAACCAAGCCAATAAAGTAGTTCGTACAAATGGTTCTGGATATGCTGACTTTGGTTGGATTAACACAGTCTCGGGTAATACTACATCAACACTGTCAGACATTTATGTAAACACTAACGATGGTTATATCCGCAAGTCAACACTGGCACATGTGCGTAGTCAGATGGGTGCATATCCCACCAGTGGTGGTACTATTAGTGGTACTGTTTTTGCTGAAAGCCTGCAAGAAGACTATGATGCTTTATCTGGCACTTCTCCCGCACCAGATGCAGATAATGCAGGTGCCTTTAGTCTTACAACAAGTGGTAATACTACATTTACTTTTGGCTCTGTAACTTCAGGACGAAGTGTTGGGTTTATCCTACAACTTACTGCAGGTGGTACACATACTGTAACATGGCCTGCCTCAGTTAAGTGGGCAGGTGGTACAGCCCCAGATGCCCCTGCTTCAGGTGAGACTGATATTCTAGTCTTCCATACTCGTGATGGTGGTACAAACTGGTACGGCGTACTCGCAAGTGATGCTGCTGCATAAGGAGTAAAGCATGGCCTACTCAACTAATCCTTTCTCAGTAGCTACCTTTGGTGAAAGCTATGAGCAGGCCAATGCTTCCTTTAGCATTACAGGTGTAGCAGGTACAGGTGTAATCAATGGTGCAGGAGTTAGCGTTAGCTCACGTACTAATATTAATCTTACAGGTGTACAAGCTAATGGTGCAGCAGGTAGTGCAACAGCAGCAGCCGAAGCAGTAGTTGCACCAACGGGTGTAGCAGGTACAGGTGCAGCAGATGATGGCCTAACATTTATCTTAGGCGTTGGTACTACACCTACTATTACTGGTGTATCTGCTACAGGTAATATAACTAGCTCTAACTCATTTTCAACATTTACAGCAGAGGGTGATGCACAACTTTCTACAGCACAACAAAAGTTTGGCACTGCATCATTACTGTTAGATGGAACAGATGATTATGTAGAGTCTGATAGTAACATTGAT